TGTGCACTCTTTACAGGAACGTGTAGCGGACACGGAAGAGGTAATGGTGTGACTTGGCAACCTGGTCCAGGTGGAGGATTTGTAAAACCTTGTCCTCATGCATCACTTGCACCAACAATCAAACATAAACGAGTTCCGTTTGTTAATAGTTTTGCAACTTGGTTGCCCCATCCGCAAACTCCTAGAGATCCTCAGTCTGGTGGTAACGATCCATTTAATAGAAATGTAATAGTTAATGATCTAGTTCCTATCATTGATCAAGACGATCTAATAACTCATCCTACAAAAACTATCTTTACTACAATATCAATAGGATTCAAATGTTTGACTGTTAGATCAACTCCTGCATGGCATTGCACTACTGGTGTAGGTGGAAATGGTCGTGAACCTTCTGTTGGACATAATAGGAGATTATTTGCAACAACTAAAACAGTTTTTATCAATAATAGAAGAGCAGGACGTTTTTCAGACCCTTATGGTAATAATACTGTGCCATTTGATTGTCTTAGTGTAGTTTCTGGATCAAGTCCTAACGTTTTTATCGGAAGTTGAATAAATAAAAACAGGATCGAGGTAATTATGGTCGTAAAAGTAGACAAAAGTGAAGAATTTGTCAAAAGTGGCAAAGTCTTGATAAGTGAGTATCCTGCAAAAAAAGAAAAGGATGTAAAACCACTTAGTAAATGGCGTTAAAAGAAATAGATGGGTCGGATTTTAAGAGATCTCGTAATTTCGACGATCTCAATATTGCCTTGCCATTAAATCCATTCACAAAAGACACTTACACCGTCAAAAATGAGAATGCGATCAAGCAATCCATCAAAAATCTTGTTTTAACCGTTCCTGGTGAAAAACCTTTTCAACCCCTAGTTGGATCACAAGTAAATAGATTACTATTTGAACCAATGGATGCGTTTACAGCAGACGCAATCAAGGATGAGATAATAAATACCATCAAACAACATGAACCAAGAGTAAATCTAACCAAAGTGGAAGTATTGCCCGTTTTCGAGCAAAACAAAATCAACGTTTCAGTTGAGTACAGAATTATAGGTCTACCCGTAGTTGAGAATATCACATTTGTCTTACAGAGACCTGAGTAATGCAACCAAATAACCTAACAGCACTAGACTTTGAAGATATCAAAGCAAGTATCAAATCATACCTAAGAACTCGCTCCGAGTTTACGGATTATGACTTTGATGGATCAGCATTGTCTTACATGGTAGACATGCTTGCCTACAATACTTACTATTCTGCGTTCAATGCCAATATGTCATTGAATGAAGCGTTTTTACCGTCTTCTACTGTTAGAGACAACGTTGTTAACATTGCTAAGTTGTTAAACTATACTCCTAGGAGTGTAATTTCTGCTAGAGCATCATTAAAAGTAGATATACAGACAGTTCAGTCAAATGGAGTCTATCCTAGCACTGTTACTTTGAAAAAAGGAGCAACTGCAACTGGTGGTAACTATGTTTGGAACGTTTTAAGAGATACAACTGTAGAAGTTAGTCCTACAACAGGTATTGGAACCTTTGCAGACCTTTGTGTGTATGAAGGATCGATTGTTTCTTTTCAATATGTTGTAAACACCTTCGCAAATCAAGTATATACCATTCCTTCTGCTGAAGCAGACATCAATACACTCAATGTTACTGTAAGAGCAAACGAAACAGCAACAGCATCAGATATTTACAATAGAGTTGATACAGTTACCAATCTAACAGCAACTACAAGAGCATACTTCCTCTCAGAGGGTGAAGATATGCGTTTCCAAGTTAAATTTGGAGATGACAGTGTTGGAAGAGCATTAAAAGATGGAGAAGTCGTAAATTTAGAATATTTGGTCACTTCTGGTAAAAAAGCAAACGAAGTTAAGGCATTTAACTTTATTGGTAGTCTTGTTGATTCTCAAGGACAAACATATTCTGCAAACTCAACTACTTTAGCAGTAAATCACCGTGCACAACTTGGTAGTGACGCTGAAACTGTAGAATCAATCAAATATAACGCACCAAGATACTATTCCGCCCAATACAGAGCAGTTACAGCACAAGACTACGCTTTGATCACTCAAAGGATCTATAATAACGCAGATTCTGTTGTTGCTTATGGTGGAGACAGTTTGAATCCTCCGATTTACGGAAAAGTGTTCATTGCGATCAAAACTAAGACTGGATCCCTTCTAAATGACGCTACAAAGAAGGAAATAGCAGCAGACCTTAGGAAATATGCCATGGCATCGATTGACCCTGTTGTAGTCGATCCTGATAACATCTACATCTACACAAAACCTTTTGTTCTATACGATACTGGCGCAGGATCATCATCATCTCAAATTAAGACAAATGTTCAAGGTGCAATCAACCAATGGGCAAGTCAAACACAGATAAACAACTTCAACTCAACATTTAGAGGACAAGCATATGAAAAAGCAATCACACTTGCTGATTCTGCTATTTCTGACGTTTCTGTTCAAACCACTATCCTAAAATACATCTATCCTAATAGTAATCAAACTAATACCTACTGTATTAGCACTGGAGGCGAGTTATACAACTCTGCACCTAGTCAGGACGGTAATGAGGCATCTGGTTGTACAAAGGAACCTGTAGTTCTATCTGGAACCTTTAGAACAGCAGATAGACCTGGCGTTGATCAACAGTTTGAAGATGATGGATATGGAAATATAAGAACATTCTATAATACAGGAAATAAGAAAGTATATACCAATAATAATGCAGGTACAGTAAATTATGCAACAGGTCAAATATGTTTCGGTCCTATCAACGTTATTAGTACAGGAGCAAATACTCCATCACCAAACGCTATTAATGTTATTGATAGTGTAACTGGTGCAGGAAGTGTTACGGATGCAACACTTCTACCAGGAGATTTACAGATTCCTGTTGTTATGATTCCTGCTAATAGCAGCACGATACCTGCTTCTACACCAGGAACGATAATCAACATTATTAGTCCCGAAGTAACAGTATCACCTATTGGTACTACGCCACCTCCTACAATCCCTCTAAATAGTTTGACACCAACAATATTTGACAGTACACCGTCCGTAGTGGAAGTTGCACCTATTGATAACAGTGGTGGTCTAAACACATCCGTCTGTTTCTCATAAGAGATGAACATTAATAAGGTCTCCCAGTCGATTGAATCTCAATCACCCGATTTTATTGGGTCAGAGTATCCTCTGTTTAATAAATTTTTAGAATATTATTATCAGTCACAGGAAAAAACTGGATTAGGACAAAATATACTTAATAACTTTCTATCATACCTTGATATCGATAAACTTGATATCGGGATACTTGATGGTCAAACAACAGTTGTAGAATCTCTTTCTGCAACAGATGATAGGATTGTAGTAGAAGATGTAGGTCCTTTCTTAGATAAAAGTGGATCTATTCTTATAGGCGATGAAGTTATATTTTACGAAGATATTCAAGCAGCACCGTTTATAACACTTACACCAGGAATAGGATATGATCAGGTAAAACTTAAGTGGACAACTCTTGCATCAATACTAAACAACTTTGATGGAAGCACTACACAGTTTCCGCTTACTTCTCAAGAGAATCCCGTAGCACCTCCTAGTGCACAACACTTGATTGTATCAGTGTACGGTAAAATACTCATACCAAATATAGATTACACGGTATCTGGTAACAATATTGTATTCACTACCGCACCAAGAACGAAGTTACCTGCAGATGGTGCGGAAACTACCTACATTTATTACCTTAGTGGTTTCATTGAAAATCCAATTCTTGCAATAGATAACATATCTGGCGCGTTTGGAGACGGTAAAAAACAATTTTCGTTAACTCGTAACGGAGTATCATACGAACCTATTAATGAAGAGTATATGAATGTAATCTATGATAATAGATTGCTAGTTCCTAAAGTTGACTACTTTGTTGATAAGAATCAGTTTATATTTAAAGAAGCACCTCTAAATGGTCGTTTCTTATCATTACACTCCATAGAAGCACCAATACCTTCATTTGGTAGTGGTGCGATTGGATTTGCTCGTATCAGTGATACAGGAACTCTAACAAGCATTTCATCTAGTTCTATTGGTTCTGGATACAGATACGAATATCCTCCACAAGTTACTATTAACCATCCTACTGGATCAGGAGCTGCTGCAACTGCTCTTGTTAATGGTATTAAGGATTTAACTCTACTAAGCGGAGGAAAGGGTTATAGCACAACTAACCCTCCTGTCGTACAAGTACAAGCACCAACTAAAGCGGGATCCTCTCAAGCAACTATTAGTGCTACTGTAGAAAATGGCGCGGTTACTGCACTGAATGTTACTAACTCTGGTTCTGGATATACATTTACACCTAGAATCACTTTTGTTCAACCAGGCGGGGCAAAACTAGGTGCTCCTGTAATCACTAATGGTCAAGTTACTTCTATATCTGTTACTGATGGTGGTTTTGGATATACTACCGCACCTACGGTGTATATTGACGAACCAACAGGAACTAACTCAATCAAGGCAGCACTAAGAGCAAACTTAACTAGTGAAGGTAAGATTGGTAGTATATCAGTATTAAATGCGGGACAAGGATATACCACTACACCTAGAGTTGCTATAGTTGATCCTGTAGGTGCACAAGTCTTAGAAACAGTCGTTGACGGAGATGGGCGTGTTATAAGAATAGACTTACTTGATGGTGGTAGCGGATTTGATGATGTTCCATCAGTTTACATTGTAGATAATAGAACCAACGGTGGTACAGGTGCTACTGCGGTTGCTTCTATTTTCAATGGTCAGATCACTGATATTAACATTAGTGCGTTTGGTAGCGGATATTCTGCTGCTAATCCTCCTGAGATCGTAATCCAATCTCCACCTCAAGCAAAAGCATCTGCTGATATTGGTCTTAATCAAGTTACAGGTTTCAATGTTACAGAAGCAGGTTCTGGATATACAAAGGCAGAATTTATTGGATGTGCTAGAGCAGCGTCAGGTATTACTTCATATACGGAAGATGGTAACGCAGTATTCAGTAATAATACTACTGCTGCTAGTGCTGCAGTTGGCACTAAGGTAAAATGTCTTGATGCGTTGTTTGTCAAGAGATTATTAGACAAATACACTGAACAGTTCTTACCAGACGTTCCAGAACTAGATTATTCTAAGATTGACGTTCGTACAGCAATCAAAACTGTAAAAGACTTTTATTCAACTAAAGGTACATCATTTAGTATTGCATACCTCTTCAAACTATTATATGGAGAGAATGTCACAGTTACATATCCAAAAGATCAGATTATTAAACCATCTGATGCAACATGGTCTATAGACACTATTTTAAGAGCAACTAAGGTTTCTGGTGATGCTACAAATATAAGAGACGGTTTGATTACACAGGATGCAGATATTGCTGATCCTAATGTTCAAGCTGCTAGTGCGTTAGTTGAAAACTATATTTCGATCAAAACATCTGATGTTGAGATATTTGAACTTGTTTTATCAGAGGAAACCATCAATGGGACATTTACCGTACCATATAAGACAAAACTTGCTGAACCTCTCAATACAACCGACTCAATTATTACGGTTGACTCTACTGTAGGATGGCCAGAAAGAAACGGTGAGTTTGTTATTGGTTCGGGTTCTAGGACAGAAGTTGTACAATATAAAGAAAAATCACTTAACCAGTTTATTGAATGTACTCGTTCAGCAAATGGTGTTGTAGAAGATTGGGATTCTGCTACTCAGGTATCATCTAACTTTACAGTATTTGTAAACAAGGGTACACCACAAGAAGTGGTCATGAACATAGTAGGTATAGTTGATGCACAGCAAACTGTTTTAACTGACACTGGTTCTTATTATCTGCCAGGTGACAAACTAACAGTTTCTAAGTTAGGTGGTACTAGTACTGATCCACATTTAACAACTTGGTTATATAACGTCAAAAAACTTATTCAAGTTACTAGCATTACTTATGGTGGTGTTAATCAGCAAGCAGCAACTGTAACATGTGCTAATAATCATGGTTTACTAGTTGGTGATCAGGTTACTGTTTATGGTGCTAACCCAATCATCTATAATGGTACATTCTTAGTTACATCTAGAGATACAAACACAGTATTCCAGTATCAGTTGCCTCAACCTGCAACTGTAGTACCACAGGGTAATATTCTTATATCTGTTGACCTAAACAAAGGTAAGTCTGATAGTGCTGCTGTATTAAGTGCTATAGGACCATATACTACCAACGTACAAAATTCATTCTTTAATACACAGTATGCCTACTTAGCATCTACTGGTATACCCAACTATAAGATTGGTCCGTTTCCTGGTTCTGCTCTTCTACCAGGTAACCAACGTAAGTTAAATCGTTTCCCTATAGTTTCTACAACTATATCAACTAAAAACACTATAACTCCTGGACCTATTGGTACTTGGGTAAATGGTGTATCAATCTGGTCATACAAGTCAACTTCAAAGAAAACATTTGGTGCTGTTACTAGCGTTGGTATTACTAATGCAGGAACTGGATATGATGCTGCATCTCCTCCTGTTTTGACTATATCAGGTGGTGGAGGAACAGGTGCAACTGCTAGTGTTACTGTCAATGGTTCTGTTAGTGAAATTACGGTTACTTCTGGAGGTTCTGGTTATAAGTCATCTCCTCTAGTGTCAATCGTTGGTGGTGGAGGTTCTGGTGCTGCTGCAACTGCTATCATTACAAAAGGTGTTGTATCTAGAATACTAATCAACTCAGGTGGTACAGGATATACTTCACAACCACAAATCACTATTGTTGGTGGCGGTGGTACTGGTGCTGAAGCAACTGCATCTG